CCAATTATGAGTGATTGCATAGCCTCTTCTGAGGAAATAGCATCTTATATTGACTGGACCAAAAGTCCGGGTTGGCCCCATACTTATTTTGGTTTTCGAACTAAGGAGCAGCTCGTTCATGCCCTTACTGATACGTTGTTTTTTGATCGTGTCGGAACTCCGCCTGTCTGGAATGTGGCAGGAAAAGTTGAGTTTAAAGATATTGCTGATATTAAAGAGAATAAAATTCGGTTGTTTCAAATACCGTCATTTGAACTCTTATATTCGCAGCTAAAATTTGGAAAGCGTGTTTCTTTGCGCTTGATGAACTATGGATGGTCGGCATATGGTTTTAATCCTTATGCTGGGGGGTTTGAGCGCTTAGCTCGCCGACTTCTAAGCAAACCGTATCGTGGTTGCTATGATGTTAGTGGATGGGATAAATTTCTTCCACTCCTTAAGGATATTTACCAGACGCTTTTGAAGCGGGGTAACATCCCGGAATCTGAATTAGAAGAGTTCCTGTGGATGGTCACGAATACCTGTGAGTTTCTTTTAAAATTAACGAACGGTAATGTAATCTGTAAAGACTACGGTAATGCATCCGGATCAGGATGTACTACTCGTGATAATATTTTTGGCCATATTATAATTTTTGCGGCTGGTTTGTACGAAGCATATTTGCTAAAAACTGGAACCGCTCCTCCTTTATCACTAGTTCATGATCAACTAGTACATTTGTACGGAGATGATAATGTGTATTCTTTGGATGAGGAATTTTCTCTCATGTGTGATGAGAAATTCCTTGGGGCTCATTTAGCCAAGTATGGACTGAAGCTGAAGTTTTTTTTCGGAGGGTTAAATGCTGATTTGCATACCCTTTCCTTTCTTGGTGCCTCTTTTAAATTCAAAGATGATCGTTGGTTGCCTTGTTACGACGTGGTTCGACTAGCAACAACGATGGTTTACGAGCAGAAGGAACTCTCGTTAGCCCAGCATCTTGGAAAAGCATTTACGTTAATGGTTATGTCGTATCCGACAGAACATTTTCAGGTCTTCTATACCGCGTATGCTTCTCTAGTTAACAGTGATATTGTTAAAAATAACTTGGATGACCCAACGATTAAGTCGTACGCCTTTGTTGGCGCACCGGAAATCAGCTCTATAGTTGGTTTTTATACTGGATCGGAGGCGAGTAGTCTAGATGATCTGATGTTAGATTTTTCATCGGATCACCTATTTGCCTTCTAAGTTATTGAGAAGAGGGTTAATCTTCCCTTATATGTCATCATCTTTTCGGGTGTGCCCATTAAACAGCACTGTTTAAAAGATGTCTGTTCAAATGACTAAAAAAGAAAAGAAAATCCTGTTGTCTAAGATGGCGGGTGGTGCTGCTCCTAAGAAAAGGAGAGCTCCTCGTAAAAGGGCTGGACCAAATAGAAGAAATCCGGTTATTCCGGCTTCTACCCCTGCTAGAAATGGCAAAGGTCGACGACGTGGACAACGTCGACAGCGAGGAGGAAATGAGGTTACTACTTCTGGTAACACTCGGAATTTTACAATTCCTATTGATGAGGATGTTGGAACCGTAACTGGATCCACGGGGTATTCTTTAACCTCAGTTTCTCTCAATCCTGGCAATGCTTTAATGTTGCCTTTTGTTAGTCGTGTCGCTCAAAATTATGAGCGTTATGAGTTTAAGAATTTGAGGCTTGAGTATCGACCCTCAGCTAGTGTTTTTGCTGCTGTTGGTTCTCAAGGTCTTGTTGGTATTGCTGCAACTATGGATGCTGCTCAAGTCCCTCCTTCTACTCAAGCACAGGCTGATGTCCTGTACCATTCTCCAATTGTTGAGACTGCCCGTCCTACTGGGTTATCTCTTCCAAAAAGTTTCTTGCAATGTAAATCTGCTCGTGAGAAGTTTTTTGTCCGCCAAAGTGGATTTATCCCTGGTGGAACTGATCCGCATACTTATGATTGTGGTCAGATTTTTATTTGGACAAATGGTCAATCTAACAATAATCCAATTGGAACTCTTCGTGTTGTTGGTTCGTGTGAATTGTCGAACCCTTCTTCTGATCTTTCAACTGGATTTCCCCCTAATTTTAATACTGCTTTGTTTAGTGTTATTAGTGCCGGTGTCCCTTTATCGGGTGTTACTGGACAAGTTCCTTTTACCACTGTTCAATATAACACGCTTGGTATTACTACAACATCAACTAGTACTGGAACCATTTTCACTCTTCCCCAAGGCAACTGGAACGTTGATTTTAGTGGCGACATTGATGTTGGTGGGGTGTTGACAACGGGAGCTCTTGTTTTTTCCGCTGCCATTGTCCCAGTTGGGGGTCCTCCTGGATCTTCATCTAGTCCAACACTCTCCAACACTGTTCCTGGTCCTACAGCGACCAATACGGTTACTCCCCATGCTGCTGTCTCCCTAAATTGGGTTGTACCTTCTAACGGTGCTACAACCGTTCAGGTAAATTATGCAGTTACTTATCCTGCTGGCGTTCCAAATATTGATGCCATGGTTCGTTTCACTGCTATCTAAGTACTTCTGATCATGGAAGGAAAGACGTGCCAAGCACACGTTAAAATGCTAGACTTGACTGGACTCCATTTTGGAGGTAACCTGATTGCTTGTTGTTTGGACTCAAATTGAGTTAAATATGTGTTTACACAACCAAAAAAAAAAAAAACACGCGTC